TGCGTTAGCAGAGTTTAGACGTACTGTTCAACAATATGTTGGTGATTTTGATTTAGTAAATAACTATGATGCCTTGGCTGAAGCATATTGGCAAAAACTTCATAAAGAAGAACTAGCAAGAGTAAGTCAAAGTACAAGCGTTACTGACCCTATTACTGGTAATAGAACTAGTAGAAGTACATCTTATAATCAATTATCTGAACAAGATAGATTAGAGATGCGTATTAATTTTATAACCAAAGGTGCTATGGACAAAAAGGGTAAAGTAATAAGCACTGGTATTAGAGAAGCAGAGCCATTAGAACTACAAGATGCTGGCGGTACTATTGGTGATAACTATACTAAGTTAAAAAGTTATGCCTATGATTATGGTGTTAAGTTATCAGATGCTCAAATAAAAGAAAAAGCAGCCGAGGCTTTATTGCCAGGTGGTTCTATAGATGAGCAAAAGAGAAGTATTCAAATGGCTTCTAGGGCTTTATATAAAGGTTTAGATTCTTATATTCAGGGTGGTTTAAAAGTATCTGATATTGCAGACCAATATAGAAAACTTAAAACTAGCGAACTAGAACTAGCAGAAGGTGCTGTAGATATATTTGATGCAGATGTTCAATCTGCTTTGACTGCTGATAAATTAATAGACCCAATTACTTATACTGGTATGTTAAGACAAAATCCAAATTGGAAGTTTACAAAGAAAGCCAATGAATCAGCGGCTGGTCTTGTAGATACAATTCTTAAAACTTGGGGGGCTGCTTAAATGGGTTATTTAGATAATCAAAACTGGGAAAGAAACTACAATGCAGCCAATCAATATGGAGCGCAAACTAAAACAGTAACTATTGATGGAAAAACTTATACTGGCGTAGACCCTTCAACTGGTAGACCACCTGCTGCAACTAGCATTGGTATGGTATCTCCATCTTCTGGATTAACTATTACTGGTACAGAACGCAATGCTGCTAAAGAAGCAGAGGCTAGAGCAATGGGTATGACTCCAGAATATATTGCTTCTCGTGGTGGCATTAATGCACAAGGTTATTTTAATGACACACCTTTGTCTGGGCAATTATCTGCTGCTGAACAAAAACAAGTTACTAAACCAGATGGCAGTGTTAATACTGCTGCTATGGCAGAAATTTTACAGAAAAAACAAATTGCTGAACTTGTTGCACAAGGCATTTCAGAAGCAGATGCTTATAAAAAAATAACAAGTCAATATGGTCAATATGGTATTTCTTATACACCTGCAGTTGGTGGATTTGATGCACAAGGTAATAAAGTTGAAGGTGGACAATATGATGCCACTGGTAAATTTGTAGGTACTTCTACTGCTAGCACAGGTACTGCAGCAGATAATGTATCTCAAGAAAAACGTGATGCATATGCTCTTGTTGAGCAAACAATGCGTAGTTATGGTTTTAGTGAAGCAGAATTAACTGAAATATTAAACTATATTAAAACTGGTTTAGTTAACCCAAGAATGGGTGCTAATCAATTAGTAATTGAATTACGCAATCTACCATCATATAAAGCAAGATTTGCTGGTAATGAAACCCGTAGAAAAGCAGGTTTAAATGTTTTATCTGAAGCAGAATATCTAGCACAAGAAAAAGATTATTCAGAAACTTTAAGAAGATATGGTCAGCAAAGACTGGCTAATCGTGCACAGTTTGCTACATTGATTGGTAATGACATATCTAATACTGAATTAGGTAGTCGTGTTGGTATAGCCGTTAATCGTTTATCTAATACTAATCCAGCAGTTTTGGGTCAATTAAGAACATATTATCCAACAATTACTAATTCAGATATTGTTGCTTATTTCTTATCTCCAACAGAAACATTACCAGAACTAGAAACTAAAGTAGCAACTGCAGAAATTGGTGCAACTGCTGCACAATATGGTTTACAATCTGACCTTTCTAGAATTTCTGAACTACAAAGATACGGCGTAGATTTAGCAAGAGCCCGTCAAGGTTATGAAAACATAGCAAACATATTGCCTAGAACTGAATTACTAAGCAATATATATAAGCAGGCTGGTATTAATTACAATCAAACAACAGCCGAGCAAGAAGAATTTAAGGGACTTGCATCTGCAAGACGTGCCCGTAATCAACTATCTCAACTTGAGACCGCTGCATTTAGCGGTGCTTCAGGGTTAGGTAGAACTTCGCTTACAAGAAATATAGGCGGAACAATATAAGAATCCCGATGTGGACCGACCAGCCCCACACGGTGTATAAGACTGGTAGCAAGAGCCAGCCTATCTACCCCTGGATAGAACTGAGGCTTGCGACTAACAACGAATAGAAAGGGTGGTTGCTATGAGCAACAACTACTGGGATGAAGACGAAGACGAACAAGATACACAAGAGCAGCAATTAACTGGCGATGATTTAGTTAAGAAACTAAGAAAAGCCAAACGTGCTGACGAAAAGCGTATCAAAGAACTATCCGAACAACTTGAAGGATTCCTCAAGGAGCGTAAGGAAAGAACCGTCACGGAAGTCCTAGCAAAAAAGGGAGTAAACGCTAAGGCTGCTCGTCTAATACTTAAAGATGTGAATGATGCTACTGAAGAATCTATTGATTCTTGGCTTCGTGATAACGGAGATTTAATTGGCTACAATCCACAATCAGAGGTTGAAGAAAAGCAGAAAGACCTTGCTGCATTACGTCAGCAAGATATTGTAACTCAAGGCGGAATTGCTCCAGACAAAGCCGTAGACATTGAACGACAGATTGATTCTGTGGATTCAATGGATGATTTATTAAATCTTCTACGCAATTCCTAACAGTTCATAGTCACTGGAGGTGACGCAAAATGGCTAATGCCAATACATCAACCGCAAGTACCTCTCTTGGAGGTTCCGTTGGTGGTGCTGGTCTAGTACAAAAGGCGTATGACCGCCTTCTGGAATTTGCGCTTCGCTCTGAACCATTAATTCGTTCAGTCGCAGATAAGCGTCCTGCTAAGCAGGCTTTCCCAGGAGCAACAGTCGTACTACAAAAGTATGTAGATTTAGACCAAGCAACTACCGCACTAACTGAGACAACTGACCCAGATGCAGTATCTCTTTCAACACCAACATCTGTAACAATTACTCTTAATGAGTATGGTAATGCAGTACTAGTAACCCGTGCTCTTGAGTTATTCTCATTGGCAGACGTAGACCCAGCAATTGCAAATATCATTGCATACAACCTTGCTGATTCTATTGACACTGTTGCAATGAATACTCTTGGCGCAGGTTCAAACGTTCTATACGGTGGAAGCCGTACTTCAACAGCAACTCTTACTGCTTCTGACACAATTGACTCAGCAGACATCCGCAAGGCTGTTGCTAAGTTACGTGCCAACAAGGCTAAGGCTCGCCGTGGTTCTTACTACTGGTGTGGTATCCACCCAGAAGTTTCACACGACCTTCGTGCCGAGTCAGGTAACTTGGGCTGGAACTTTGTTCACGCACAAACACCTGGCAACGTTGACAAGATTTGGGCAGGAGAAATTGGAGATTACGAAGGAGCATTTTTCGTAGAGTCTTCACGTCTTGCTAACTCTAAGTCAGGTGCTGACCAGACTGCTCTAACCACAACAGCAGTAACTGTTGCTGGTACTTCAGCAGGCTTTACAATCGGAGTTGCTTCATCTTCCGTCATTGCTTCTCGTGCAGAAGTTGGCGATAAGATTGCTGCTACAGGTATTGCTTCAACAGCAAAAATTGCCTCTATCAGCACATCTGGAAATACTACAACCATCACTGTAACTGTTGCCAATACTGGCGCTGTTGCTGTTGATGCAACTGTAACTGTAACTCCAGTAACCCGTGTATTTGACACAATCCTTTGCGGTTCACAAGCAATGGCAGAAGCCGTTGCAGAAGAACCACACATTGTTATCGGTAACGTAACTGATAAGTTGATGCGCTTCCGCCCAATGGGCTGGTACGGCGTACTCGGCTTTGCAATTTATCGTGACGAGGCTTTGTATCGCATTGAGACTGGTTCATCAATCGCTGCTAAATAGTTGATTGACGGTAAGACACTGTTTATACGGCAAATACGTTGCAGTGTCTTACAGTAAATTCACTAGGAGGAATTATGACCGAATGGTTATTTAAAACACCAACAGTAGAAGAAGGTCCTGCTGGTGGTCATAGGTTATTTTACTTTTATAAAATAGACCGTGGTATAACTATTGTCAGAAATGACAATGGTCAATATGCACAGATTAGATATCCACAAGATAGTGATTTATTAAACTATCCAGTTGTATATCGTGGTGGATATAACTACACAGTAGATGATGCTACTAAAGCATCATTAATTGCTGGCGATGTAGGTATAACAGAAAGCAACTTTACTGCTATATGAAACATTGGGAATATCATCCAGAACCAGTAGATGATTGTTTTGGATGTAAAGCACTTTCTTTACAGATGAATACAGGTGATGCAGATAGTCGTAGGACTATGCCTAATAAAGCATTTAACCAAGAATTGAATGCCTATCAAGCCGCTAGGGCTCAAGGTATTCAGCCAAATGGAACTTCTATGGCGAAGATTCAAGAGGCAATTAAGGCTAGCGAAGTACTAGGCAAGCCTTATGATGGTAATAAAATGCCACCAGCAAAAAATATCAACAAACAAACAGCGACAGTAATGAAAGAAATAGGAGCATAAAATGCCAATGGTAAACGGAAAGAAATTCCCATATACAGCCAAAGGAAAGAAAGCAGCAAAGGCTTATGCAATGGGCGAAAAGATGGAATCTAAGGCTGAAAAAAGAATGGAAATGAAAAAGGGTATGAAGAAGTCAGCCCCTAAAAAGTCTATGAAGAAAATGGGCAAAAAGAAGTGAAGCCTGGCAAAACTCGTATAGGCGAAAGCAAATCAACTATTGCTCGCTATATTGAAAATGCAGCCAAAGAATATGCTGAATGGAATGAACGTGGCAGAACAGATTCTGAGGCTGGACAATTTTGGGGTGCTGTTCTACAAGGACGCCGTTATGACCAAAAAGGTCGTCAGAGATGAAGACTAAAAAAGGTATGGGTTTTAAAGCAGCCCAAAAGTCTATTGCTAAAAAGCAAGGTATTAGTATGGAATCTGCTGGTGCAATTCTAGCCAGTGGTGCACGTAAAGCCTCTGCTGCTGCAAAGAAAAAAAATCCTAACCTGAAAAAGGTTAAAGGTAAAGCAAAGAAAAAATAATGTCATCAGGTCAACTTAAAAGACACGATGGTTTTAATAACACACAAATTAAAAACGGACTAGTTGTAAGACTCCGTAAAGATGGAACTGTAAAAGAAGTTCTAGGAAAGTATGGGGAATATGGCAAACAAGAAAGACCCAAGACTCGCTAGAGCGGGCGTGTCTGGATTTAATAAACCTAAACGCACTCCTAATCATCCTACTAAATCACACGTTGTTGTGGCTAAAGAAGGTAGTCAGGTTAAGACTATTCGTTTTGGACAACAAGGCGTATCTGGTAGTCCTAAAAAACAAGGAGAGTCTGCTTCATATCGTAAGCGCAGAGAATCTTTTAAGGCTAGACATAGTAAGAATATAGCCAAAGGTAAAATGTCTGCAGCATACTGGGCAGATAAAGTAAAATGGTAAAGAAAAAAAAGTCTAAACCTAAAACTAAATCTAAAGTAAATGAGGCTGGTAATTACACTAAGCCTGGTATGCGTAAAGCATTATTTGAAAAGATTAAAGCAGGTTCTAAAGGTGGAGACCCAGGAGAATGGTCAGCCCGTAAGGCTCAACTACTTGCTGTTGAATATAAAAAGCGAGGCGGTGGCTACAAGTAATGGCACTGGCTAAATCTCAGAAGTCTTTAAAAGACTGGACTAAACAAAAGTGGACAACTTCAGATGGTAAACCATCTAAGGGTAAAAAAAGATATTTGCCTAAAAAAGCCTGGGCTAATTTAAGTGCAGCAGAAAAGGCTGCAACTAATAAGGCTAAGGCTGAAGGTAACAAAAAAGGTAAGCAGTTTGTTAAACAACCAAAATCCATAGCAAAGAAAACGGCAAGGTATAGATAATGGCAACAGGCACAGCAGGTAGTTCATTTACTAGCGAACTTAATCGCTTGGCTAATGGCGGAACATATCCAGCAATATCAGCATATAAAGCCCCAACTGCTGCAGCCAATGCTTATGCAGAAACAACTGGGTTAGCCCTAATTGCTGCGTTAAATAAAAAAGCAGATACTAACCGTCAACCTAATGACTATAAAGCACTAGGTGGAATTTGTAATGAACTTGCTGGGACAACAGGACTTTCCCCTACTGACGCTCTAAGGAGCATAAATCTATGACATATACCTTGGCTCAAATGATGGATGAAGTTCAGATTAATCTATCTGGATATACCTATCAACAAGACCGTTCTACATATTTAACAACCGCAGTAACTACATTAACATCACCTAGTTCTTCACCATTAATTTTAAGCCTTGCTTCTACTCAAGATTTAGGTAAAGGTATTGTTGAAATTGATGATGAATTAATATGGGTAGATAACGTAGACCGTGTTGCTAATACAGCAACTGTATCTCCTTATGGTCGTGGCTATCTAGGCACTACTGCCAGTACTCACGCAGTAGATGCTAAAGTAACTGTTAGCCCAATCTTTCCTAGAGAAAGTATTAAGAAGGCTATTAATGATACAGTCCACGCAGTTGGTGGTTCTATCTATGCTACTAAACAAACTACATTTACTTACAATGCAGCAATTACAACATATGAATTTCAAGATTTAAGTATTGAAAATATCTTATCTGTATCTTGGCAGGACATTGGTCCTAGTAAAGAATGGATAAGAGTTAGAAGATGGGACTTTGACCCATTTGCTGATGTAACTACTTGGGGTAGTGGTAGTCAAACTATAACTATTGGGGATGTAATTATCGCAGGTAGAACAGTAAAGGTTATGTATGCTACTAGCCCATCTGTTTTTACTGCTACTAATCAAGACTTTGCTACACAAACTGGCTTGCCAGAAAGTACTAAAGATGTAGTAATTCTTGGTGCTGCTTATAGATTATTACAATATCTAGACCCAGCACGTGCTGCTCAATACAGCCCACAGGCTGATGAGATTGACGCTAAGCGTCCGTTCGGTGCAAGTAATAATGCAGTCCGACAACTATTTGGTTTGTATACCCAGCGCCTTAACGAGGAACGCTCTAAGCAACAAAATCAAGATAGGAAGATAAATGACAACACGACAATACTCATCCCGCTCTCAACAGACTACATTAACATCAGCAATTACTTCTGGTGCTAGTTCAATATCAGTAGTATCAGGTTCTGGTTTACTTGGTGGTGTAACTATTCCAGCAGGAAGAACCTTTACTTTAGTAATTGACCCAGATACAGCGCTTGAAGAAATTGTAGATGCCACAGCCAACCCGAGTACTAATACATTTACAATTACCCGAAGCGTAGATACTGTTGGTGGAGCGCAAGACCACTCTGCTGGTGCAGTAGTTCGTCATATGGCAATTGGTAGAGACTATCGTGATGCTAACTTACACGCCGAGGCTACTGGTTCTTATAATGATGGTGCTGGTGTTGCTCACGATATGCACGGCATTGCTGCTGGTGAAGGTGTTGTAGTAGGTACACTTAAGGCACAAACACTTACAAATAAAATTCTTACTAGCCCAACAATTTCTAACCCAACATTTACAGGAACACCATCTGCTGAAGCAAGTATAATTTTTGAAGGTACAACTGCAGATGCTTATGAGACTACTCTTACAGTAACTGACCCAACACAAGATAATACAATTACATTACCTAATACAACTGGTACTGTAGTTATTGCTAACGCTGTTCAGACTTTAACTAACAAAACAATGGGCGATGCCCTTAATGCTGGTGGGTTTAAGATTACAAATCTTGCTACACCAACAGATGCTAGCGATGCTGTGCGTAAAGATTTTGCTGATGCTCAGGTAGCAGCAGCAGCCACATCTGCAGCATCTGCTGCTACTAGTGCTTCATCGGCTGCTACTAGTGCTTCTAGCGCTCTTACAAGTGCTAATAGCGCATCTACTTCAGCATCTAGTGCATTAACATCGGCTAACTCTGCTGCAACATCTGCATCTACTATGGCAGCCAGCGTTGCTGCTGCCCAGACTTCAGCAACTTCTGCTGCTGCTAGTGCTACTGCTGCTGCAACTTCAGCAACTAGTGCTGAAACATCAGCCACTGCTGCAGCAACAAGTGCATCTTCGGCTAGCACTTCAGCATCTTCTGCTTTAACTTCTGCCAATAGTGCATCTACATCTGCTACTGCTGCAGCCACTAGCGCAACAAGCGCAGCAGCATCTGCAACCGCAGCAGCCACTTCGGCTACATCTGCAGCAGCAAGTGCAACTGCTGCTAGTACATCTGCTTCAAGTGCTAGTACATCTGCATCATCTGCATTAACATCTGCCAACTCAGCAGCCACAAGTGCTGCTAGTGCAGCAGCATCTTTTGATGCCTTTGATGATGAATACCTAGGACCTAAGTCATCTGACCCAACTGTAGATAATGACGGCAATCCTTTAGTTGCTGGTACTTTGTATTACAACACAGTGCTTCCAGGTATGAAGGCTTATACAGGTAGTGCTTGGCAAGTAGTAGCACCTGATACATCTAACTTCGTAGATAAAGCATTATGGTCTGCTAAGGGAGCAATTGTTTCTGCTACAACTGCATCTACTCCAACGGCTTTAACTGTAGCCTCAACTAACGGATATATTCTTTCAGTTGATAGCGCTGAAGCAACAGGATTAAAATGGGTTGCACCTAACCCAGGCGATATAACTGGTGTAACTGCTGGCACTGGTTTATCAGGTGGTGGTACATCTGGTGACGTAACTTTAAATCTTGCTGATACTGCAGTAACTCCTGCTTCATATACTTATACAAGTTTAACTGTTGATGCTCAAGGTCGTATAACTGCAGCATCAAGCGGAACTGCTCCAGTAACTTCTGTTACTTCAGCAAGCACAACAAGAATTTCTGTTGGCGGTACGGCTACTGCCCCGACAATAGATTTAAGTACCAGTGGAGTAACTGCTGCTACTTATACCCTTTCAACTATTACTGTAGATGCCTATGGTAGAATTACCTCTGCTTCTACAGGAACAGCGCAGGGTGAAACATTTAATCCACTACTACTGATGGGAGCCTAACTTGGCTGCAACATATAAAGTGCTGGGTCAGGTTAATCCCAGCGCAACAACAGCAACGACTGCATATACTGTACCGTCTGCTACAGAAACTGTAATATCAACTATTACGGTGGCTAACATAGGACCTGCACCTGCTACATATAGAATAGCGGTCAGACCAAATGGAGCAACTTTGGCTAATGAACATTATATAGTTTATGACTCAAGTGTGGCTCCACAAAGCACAGATACTTTAACTTTAGGAATAACCTTAGATGCTAGTGATGTTGTAACTGTATATTCTAGTTCAGCAACAATGGCATTTAATCTATTTGGAAGCGAGATTGCATAATGGCTACAGGAAATATTAGAGGCGGTAAAAGAAACTACGCAAGACCTACTGCGCCAAGTACATCAACTGCTACTACCGCAGCAGATACTACAAATGTATCAGTTAGTTTTACACCTAGTACACTAGGTCCTGCAGCAACTTCTTATTTAGTAACTGCCACATCTACAACTGCTCCAACAACTTCTTATACATTAACTACTTCTCCAACAACTGTTGTATTACAAACTGGTGCAACCTATACAGTTAATATTGCTGGTCAAAACTATAATGGTTTAGGTGCTGCTTTTGCAGCAGCAACTGGTTTAGTTATTCCAAGTACTTATCAATTAGCACAAACATTTAATACTAGTGGTACTTACACTATACCTTCAGGTATTACTAAAATTGCCGCTTATGTAATTGGCCCTGGCGGTGGTGGTGCTGGTGGTGGTAAAGGTGGTAATGGTAATGGAATATCTTGCGGTGGAGGTGGCGGCGGCAGCGGTGCTATTGTTGGATTTAAAGATTATACCGTTAGTGCTGCACAAACTGTAACTATTACTGTAGGTACTCCTGGCAATGGTGGTCTTGGAGATACTACTACAAGCAATACTAGGAATTTTTCTTTTGGTGGCGGTAGCGGTAATGCTTCTAATATTACTGTTACCAATACAAGTATTGCTACTGCT